CAAAGTCTATCTAATAAGAAATTGTGGACTGAAAAACGGGCGCGGTAAGTCATGCACCCTCAAAAATTCCTCTACAAAATCTTAATACGGATAAACTTACCGGTTGCCCGGCCCCATCGTCCACCGATGGGATAAATGCTATTTGTACAATAGTGCATCGCATCCTAAAATGCACTATCTTGTGTGTTTGCCAACACGTATAAACATGACAAAAGGTCACAACAATGACCCACTAAATATGAAAATATAAACTCAAGCTCATGGAGCGTCAGGTAATGGGGCATCTGCCTCATAAAATAACGGAGGCATTGCGGTCCAAAAATAGACCTGAAAGTCTTCGCCTATAGCTGTAAATAAATCATAAGCGGCACTGGTAAACATCACACCATAGTAACTCAATAAAAACCCTTCCAGATTCACGTTGTTTGTATAATCTGCAGTCTTATACCCATAAAACCGGGCATCGCTATAAAAAGGGTTTTCCCATTCGATCACATTTGATGACAAATCATTCAACATCGTTGCTCCATTATAACATGTTGGATATCGATTTGACGGAAAGGATCCTGGTGAAGTAGAACCAGGAATCACTCTGTAAGCAGCATCACTATTAGAACTGTATGCTACTCCAGCCGTCGTCCCCCTGCCATAAGTAACTCGCTGGGGGAGTCTCTCCACTATCGTCCGAAGCCTGTTGGTATAAGCACCATTGCCACGATAACTGGCCTTCCATCTGATAGAGCCTCTCCAACCAGAGAAGCAAGAGACTATCCAGTGCAACAACAAAGTGTTGCAATAGTTATAAGGATCACCAATTGCAGTCTGATGTATTGCATTGCCAACATTACCGCGGAAAAAAGGAAACATAGATTGCATAACGTAGCCAACTTGTAAGTTGCCAAAGTTTCCTCCATGCGTTTGATGTATTGTGTAGCGATGCAACATTTCACGAAATGAAACAATAGACTCTCCTGTGAAAACTAAATTAGAATGAAGATTATAGGTCGGTTTGACACCTATAATAATGTCACTGGTTTGAGTCGGTCTATCCAATTCCTCAGCATCGATTTGATCGGGCATGGCTCCAGATTGCGGTTTGAAAACAAAATTCTGAAAATGATTATCAGGAACAAATACTTCAAAATCATCGCCAGTAGAAACATATACATTAACTTCAACATCATTGTTGACTGTACTATTTGGCGTCGTAAGTTCATTCACCACATAAACGGCCAATCTGCCATTGCCTATGCCCTCATCCGTAAACAGCGTGTTTCCATACTGGTCACTAATGGGATCAATTCCGGGTAAAGCATGTTTCAATAACGTTCTGTCTTGCATATTAGCAATCGAAACTGTAAAATCACTGGATTCAGCAATGTCAAACACGTGAATGTAATTTACATTGTATTCATTAGACAAAAGGAAGTTGGGATCGTAAGCTACTTTTATTCTGCCCTTGTGAAAAGCTGATGCAACAACTTGAAAACGGAATCTTATAGATCCTGTCCAATACTTAAAAGGAAGTGCTGCAACAGCCATGGGAGGCAAATGATACTCAGTCACTGTATCTACAGTAGTTTCTGACCATAGCATAGGTGACACAACAGTGTTCCATATCAAGCTCTCTCCTGGAGAGGATGTAAACCATACAAACTTGGTTAAATAACTCTCGCGCTGTGAAATAGATTTAATTGCTAATACGTCAGTATTTTCCTGCAGTCCAGATATTTTAGGATCAATGGTCAATTCTTGTTTACTATCAACGGACAATTTAGCAGCCAAATCAGGAGTATCAGTACTACATATGTTGGCGCAAGGCTTGACTACAGAAAAATGCGGTTCAGTTATGACGGTAGGTCTAGCATATCCGAAACACTTGCTAACAGCAGCAACAGTGTTTAAAGCTTTTTCTGTGGCCATAGCATAAGGTCCTATAACAGGAATCGAAGAAAGCATACCCATAGACTTTGCTAGAGCAGAAGCTGGCTTGGAAATAACTCCAGACTTAGCCTCATCAATTTCTCCTGACTGCGGAGCCAAAGTAAATGGCTCTATTGATGTTAAACCAGAAAGTTCTACATCTTCAGCCCATGCAAAGACACTGATTGTAACGTTTTCCGATGCAGCGTTAGCATGCTTCAAATTTGTCACAGATCGCAAGTATAAGCGTCCCATGTTAACCCAATTGGCTGCAGGTATATCTAAATTATTAAAATAATAAAAGAAAGGCAAAACTAATTCGCCACCAGCAGATAATGTTGGATTCAAAAAGACATGAGGTAACTGGGAAACTTGCATCAAGTCAGAAGGTATAACGGCTCGATTAGTATTCAAGAAATTCCTATTTTCCAAAGGCATATAGGCCGCTATTGCTCGGCCATAAAAGAACCCATTGCCGTTTAACACAATTTTTATATGCAGCTTGCATCTCAACAACTTATAGTTGGAAATGCGATTGACTACACGAGTGTTGTTAAAATATAGTGACCATGGATCTATTGCAGAATACAATGAAGTTCCGACTCCCCAACCGGTTTCAAATATCTTAATAGGTCGAGAAAAGAAGTTCTGCAAACTGACATCATAAGTGTCTTGCTCTGTGCGTGTTTTATCATAGCTCGTCGTAACGTCGCGCATATAAGTTGGAGTTGCGCTTGTGAAGGCTAGATTTTCTTGCTTTTCATAGGGTGCATTTGTTCGCACTGCACCCTCCTGTACGTCCCCGCTCTGAGGAATAAAGTATGAATTATAAAAAGTAAGTGGATTAAATATATACAAGAATGTGTCCCACTCAGAACACAACATGTAAACGTGTTTTGGGGGCTTACCCCACTCCTAAATAAGAGGCACACAGATATGTACAAAGCCTACAGCGCAATATAAAACACATAAAAATAATACACCGTGGTATCCATATATACACACTCCGTTTCAACGTCGGACCTAGTCCACCCCGATGGAGTTCGGGGTTTGGTCTTCTAAGTATTTTTCTCGCCACTTAGAGACCCGTTTGTCATAAGTATCCTTAAGTTCTGGACACAAATGAGTTAGCTGGGCTTTCTCAGCTATTACAGTCAATTCCAGCCGGCGTCGTTCAAAAACATCTCTTCCTGCGTAAAACCAGTCTCGCAGCGAAGTTTCTATCGCTAAAGCGCTCAATTCTCTGTTACTCAAATAAGAAGACTCCATAGTGCAGTGCAAGCGTTTGAAAATACTAGAATCGCTAAGCACGCCAATGTTGTGCTCCAAATCGGAGTTGTAAAAATTCCGCCGTTTCAGAAAATCAGCATCTTGCAAAGACATAAACGGAATCAAATCATCTTCCTTGTTTGGCATCGTAAAAACTATATCATACGTTCCCACAAACTCAGAAAATGAAACAATATTAAAATCAGTTTTGTCTGCGTGCACAGAGCCCATAACGTCGTCACCATAAGTACCTATTGCAACATGATCTCTAAAAGAACTGGGACCAGCGTCTGCATAGATTGAATAGTAACACGAACGAGCTAAAAGACTATTCACTACGGAATTTATCACAACTGTCATATTCTGTCCGGATGGATTTGAACCAAACAGTTGGACTAATGTACCATTAAATGCCATCAAAGGATAAGCGACCTCACAAGCCAACCCACGCATAATGTCTAGATCGTCTGCAGAGTAATCAGCAAAACTGGCCAAACGTATTAAAACATCAAAAGCAGCTAAAACTAACTGAGCAGGCATGCGCAAATCGTATTTACCATAGTCACCAGCAAAAATGTTATCCTCTGACTTACTTATCATGAATTTGTACATTTGTTCCCACTCTGGTGATTCGGCATTTATACCGACCATACATTCAAAATCTAAAGGGAACAATTGCATAAGACGCGATATAGGCAAGAAGTACTGCCGGACTAATATCTGCAGCACAAGAGGTGCGCATTGGAAAATTCGAACTTTTGTAGCTGTCAGTTTTGTTGGCTCGTCTTTAAGACATGCGCGCCATACAGCATATATTCGTTTACCTTCAAACAACACTTCTCGTGCTCTTTCGACTTCATCCATTATATCTGAACCAAATGTTACAGCTTCGGGCAATTCAGGGGTAGGTGTCTTCTCCGTAAATGAACGCTTGGA